GACTCGATTCACAAAATCCTGTAAGCCCAAAATCCCTTGCTTGTCTTGCAACCATTTCACGGCCAGCGAGCCGAAGGTAGTCCACGGCGGGTATAGGCCATTAAGGTGATAGGAGCGTCTTTGTGGTTCGGCTGTTGGGTTCGTTGCAATCCATTCCCCCGCCCGAAGCATCGCCGTCTTTTGCCCGTCCCGAATCTGTCCTTTGCACTCTACGCATTTGTAATAGGCACTCGATTTGACCCGCCCAAAATCCCATTCGGTATCGTTTAGCTTGGCCTCTTTGTCCCACTTCACTTGTTCCCAAATTAGCTTTTGTTTATGTCCACAATGGGGGCAGGGAACGAAATAAAACCGCATATCCCCTTTCTGCCATTCCGCCCAAATGATTGAGTCGGCGGTTGTCGGCGTGCTGGTTGAAATAATTAAGTGGTTGGGATAGGTCGAAACTCTAGCCTCTGCCAACTGCAAGGCTCCGGCTTCTTTCGAGGATGAGCCATCGGAAAATTTGTCCACCTCATCGAGCATAAGCAGGGCAACGGATCGGCTTGAAAGATTGGCGGGGCTATTCGACCCGACAAACCAAAGCGACATCCTTCTAAAATGTTGCTCTAGGATTTTGATTTTATCGGTATCTATAGGCTTCTCTTTCGACAAGGCAGGGCAATCGTCCACCATTGGCAACCATCTTGTTTCGCTAAAGCTTCTTGCCAGTTGCTCGCTAGGCATCACCCAAAGCGAAGGGCAGGGGCTTTCTGCCAACCGATAAGCTAGGCCAGCAAGGATCGTTGTCGTTTTGCTTGTCTGCGCTCCCCAAACCAGCGTGATTCTGCGGATATTGTCGTTGCCAAAAGCCTCAAGCGGCTCCTTCACATAAGGCGTGAGATTGGTTGAGTAAGGGCCGGGGATGTTCGTCACCCTTGCCGATAAGGTTAGATTCTGCTCACACCATTGCGGTATGGATAGCTTTTCCCTTGGGACGAAATGCCCTTTGACTATCTCGGCGGTTTTCATTCATCGCGTCACTAGATAGCCCTTGGCGTATGCCTCAAGCGGGTTCCTGTGAATCCATTCATGACACTCGCGGCAAACGCTCATAAAATGTTCCATGTCGTTTAGCCTCTCCCCAAATCTTCCTCTCTTGTGGTGAATTTGAGTCGCTTTTTTACCGCATATCTCGCAAGCGGAATGGTTGGTTAAATAAATATTTCGGTATAGTGAATAAGCTTTGTTTTGCTTGGCGCGCTTCTTGGATACTGGCCGAAGCCGTCCGCCTCGCTTGAGGGGGGTTTTGCGTTTAAGGGGGGAGCGTTTCACCAAGGCTCCGTGCTGTCGTCATAGGTACAGCCAGATTCGTATTGCTCCGTAACAAAAGGAACATCATAGGCACAGAGTTCTCGATATTCAAAAATGCTTAGAAGCAGTTTATGAAGCGTGATCGGATCAACCTTATCCCTTATGACCGCGTGATGAAAGTGAACCATCCAAAATCTTCCAACGCCTTCTTTTGTTTTTGGATATCTTGGGTCAAAACATCCAACTCTCATCGAAAGGCCATCGGGAACTCCTGTGTAGCCCGGTGTATATAAGTGGCATTTTGCAGACCTTGGAGCATACGCCAAGGCGACTTGCGTGCGCTTGTATTTTGTTTTCATAGATTGTTTCATTCAGTCAAAGAAAGAACTACGCACAAAATGGTAAAGCCTGCCAAGATGACTATGAAGCATTCGTTCATATACCGCATTCCAAAAGCGTTTTTCTGAACTTTTTTAGTTCTTTAATTGCATTATCTAGGGTTCGGACATTTCTTGCGTGAGACAACAACCAAGGAGAGGGGTTGGGATTTGATGTAAAGAAAAGAACAGGCTTGCCCTTCATATGCCCATAAAATATTTCCATTGCCGTTCCCCAACCCGGTCTTTCGCAGTTTGCAATAATTACATTTGAATGATCTAATTCCTTTAGGTCGCCCAATACCACATCCCTGCTGTTTACCACATTGAATTTTGTTTTGCGATAATCTCTTTTTAGTGGGTCTAGTATTTCATACCACTTTTCAAGTTTTCTTGCCACAAGCTTTCGCCATTCTTGGTCTTTGTCGGTTGTCCCGTAAATGGGGCCGGATAGATAAATTCTTGGTTTCATTCTGCAACCACCCTAACTCTGTTGTTTGTGCCTTCTCTTAATGTTACTGAATGAATTTTTAGGTTTTCTCCATTGTATGTTTTTAGTCTTTGGTAAAACCAGTTTGCTAAATTTTCTAGCGTGGTGGGCCAAGGAAAGACTTCATTTAAATTGTGATGATCGCAAGAATCTACAAGTGTTTTGGTAAAGGATTTTAAGTGTCCAAAAGGCCAAATCATCGGCTCTGCGTCTGTTGGGAATCCTTGCCATTCCACATCTAGGTGGTAGGTGTGGCCGTGATTACTAAAACATTTAGACAAATCGTAAAAAATAAGCGATCCCTGTTTCTTTAGGTATTCAAAATCAGCTTGTTGCAAATTATGAGAAGCATCAAAAGTAAAGGATTGAATGACGAAATAACTAGCTCCCCCTAACTTTGTTTTATTTAAATCTTTGGCAAACATTTTTGCTTCCTCCCGGTTATGTGTTTTTCTTCTAAGTAATTCATTAGCGGTTGCATCCTTTGAATTCCTCCCCTTACCCAACCAGTTCCATCGCAACTTTCAACATTGTTCTCGTCACATATCCAAAGACCTTCATAGGAATTTACTCTGCCGCAATGAACTCTTTTGCCCCAAGTCGATATTTCTGGAAGCATTCTCCATTTCCATTCAAAAGACCCTCCAACAAAAAGAACTTCTGCCTCTTGAGGCATATCGGCCTTGGTCATCCCATCTTGAAGGACAAAGGCATTTTTAAAGCCTAGTTGGGAAATTCTCGCGCTATGCTTTTCCCACATTCGCAGAGTTTCGTCTTTATCCATAACCTTGTCCGGGCAAGCCACCCACAAGGGCTTTTTCCATTCTGGAACCTTGTTGAGCATTGCATAAAAACCTTTTTCGTCCCAAGGTTCTTGCTTGGTAAATGCGTAGTAGGCTCCGTTATCTAAGGCATAGGGAATCACATCTGGCGAATATTTCCAGCCATTAGGGGAAATAAGCAATCCTATCGACCCAACAAACTTTCCGGCCAAATAGCCAATCATAAAGCCCGTGTTGTTGGTGGGCATGATAATCACGCAAACGCTCCTTCCGATTTCTGAATGGCTAGATAAATTTGATTCACGGCATCTTCAATGGCTTTTTTGGCACACTCCGGGTCGCTTGGGTTGGCTCTTGCCGCGACAGAAGATGGCATTGCATCCAGAAGCGCACGGATTCCGCCGAGTGTCTTAGAAAAGACTTCTTCCACTTCACTAATCGAAAGTGTTTGTCGAAGGTGACGCTGTTCGTCTGCATGGTCAATTTCGGCTTGCCTTACTACTTTTTGCGCCCGTTCGTAGGCGTGGATCGCCGCCCTTGTCGCGATGGGATTTCTTTCCTTCCCTGCTCTAACCATTTGGTTAAAAGCGACAACCTCCATTCTTTGCGCCCGTAAAAGCCTTCCGAGCGTGTTAAGGGCAGATATGTTCTCATCAGAGATACCTAGAGATTCTGGTTCGTCTTTTTCTTCGGCTAGTGGTGGGGCTTTGGTAAACACTTTCTTTTGATTCGCCAGCCTCCATTTGAGCGCAGAGGCTTCGGAAGTTAGGGGCATTCCCGCCTTCACCATCCTCGATATTTGGCCGGGGTCTAATCCCCATTTTTCCACTAGCTCGACTTGCTTTATCATGCCTCATAGAGGTCGGCCACAAGCCTCACATTTCCCCCCGCTCCCTTCAATGTTTTTTTCATCCTCTGGTTTGGTTTGTTCCATTAGCTCTGCCAATTCATCGGCCCCAAACCCGATCACATCCAAGTCGATTTCGCCTGTATCAATTTCTTCAATCAAATCCTTCAACTGGGGCAAATCAAATTCGCCACTCAATTTATTGAGCGCGATGTTGGCGGCTTTTTCTTGTGTCTCGTCTAGCCAAACTGCCCACACTTCGACCTCATCTTTGCCAAGTGCCGAATAGCACTTTAATCTTTGATGTCCTCCAACAATGTTCCCGGTCTTTGCATTGTAAGTTATAGGCTGAAGGTTCCCAAGTTCGCTTAAAGATTTTGTGAGCCTTCCCAAAGAATCAGAGGAAATTTTTCTTGGGTTGTAAGGAGCGGGGTTCAACTCGCTCAACTTCATCTTTTGTAACTTTGGGTAGTCGTTTTTATTCATAACTTGCGCAAGCCCTTCTTGACTTTGACTTTGTGAACTCAACTCGCACAAAAAAATCGCGGTCGGAACCTGTTATGGGAGAGGAACATAAGTTAAAAGTTACCTAACTTGTTGCTACGCAACGCATTACGCATCACGCTGTTTTGGTTTGCGTAACCTACTAACAGATCAACAGCCGGGCTTTTGTAGGTCATCATTAGCCTTTCTGTAAAAACTTGCGTAAGTCGCATATGACATTTTGTCATAGCTTGCCCCCTGCCTGCACCCATGCCTCGACTATGGGGCGGGCCTCGCGGACGAACTCCTCCCTTTGGGGTGCGCTCCATGAGGCGGGGCTTTTGCGGGCGAGCCATTGGGCGGCTTTGATGGGGTAGGTCAGCCAATGGGCTTCTGGCCTTGGGGTGGTAGTGCTTTCGATAGGGTCGGGGAGGATGCCTGCCCAAAGTGCCAACTGCTTAAGCTGGCCGGGTTCGGGGTTCGTGAGGCTGGGGCGTGCCTTGGCTACACGCTCTAGCCTGCGCCCCTCCTCACCGTTTAATCCGGCGATCTTTAGGATGCCGTCCACATCCAAGCCCTCCGTCCGTGCGGATAGGAGGATGTCGCCTGCGTCCGCCGCTAGGGATATGGTTTCGGCCATGCTTTTGACGGCCTGTTCCCGGCTGTCCTGTAAAAGCCTCACCGTTTTCTTAAGCTCCATTCCGATGGTTTTTTCGTTGCTAGTTAGGGTTGCTAGTGCTGTTGCCATGATGGGATTTCTCCTTGGGTTATGCCGTTGCCCCGGCAAGCTCTAGGGCTTGCTCCTCGGCCTCGGCGGGTGGTTCGATTTCTCTAAAACGCCACTCCGCAAAGCCCCTTTCCGGGTGGGGTGGTTTGGTTGAGCGTGGGTTTTCAAGCCCTTCTAAATAGACAACGATTTCCCCCGGCTCTCCCTTGTGGGAAATTCCCACGGCCATTCCCCTTATTTTATAGACCCTATCCTTTAGGGGCAGGCAGTTGTAATAGAGCATCAACTCCGGCGGGAAGCGGTCATCCACGCAAACGACTTTGCTCCCTGTCCTCACCGTTTAATCGCCTCTTGAATGACCAACCAGACCGCCTTGAGCAAGGCCGACAAAAGGGCGACTAGGAGTAGGCCGAC